GCTGTAGACGCCAGACTTGAAGGCAGAGCAAGAAATCGACGCTCTAAAGCCATTCAATCAGAACAAGCCATCGACGCATCTAGCTGACCAATATGTCCTACTGCCTGTTTAAGCAGCTTCGACTGATGCCAGTTGGTTCGTACCAAAGACACGCATAACGTCTTTAACGCGCCTTCATCGCTGCAGTTCTGTACATCTCGTACGTTACGTTCTAATTCCAACTCCTCCTCAAGGCTTTGGTGGACGATCATCCAGTCTGCCCAGCCCATTGTTACAGAGTGTACTTTTTAAAATGGTAAGCACCGTTTTCCTGTATGTCGATTACTCGCTGACCAAAATCACCCAACCCGTACCTGGGCCTTCAGCTTGCCAACGCTGGTAAAACGCAGCCTGCCTCACTCGAACGTTACGCCCCAAGTGTGGATTGCTGTGCCCACCCTTCTCCATTTCGGGATAGCCACGAGGGTCTTGCATGATCCACTCTGGATCGTTGCTGTTCTTGCCTGCGTAACCGCTAATTACGCTCCAATGCCCGCAACCTAAGCCGTTGCACATTGGTGGTTCGCCTAGAAGCATGTTTCCAGCATGGAGCCATGCTACGAGGACTGGTCTGCCGTTTTCAAGTTCCAGCTCCACCATGTCGGCGTCACCATCTTTTCGGAACTCAGCCTCTAAACCCAAACTGCGTAACGCTGCTAGCTGAGCCTCTACTGATGTCGTATCACCGAACTGAGCGCGAATCTCGTTGTACTCATCATCTGTTTTGACTTTCTTGTAATACGCTGCCACCATCGCAGCTGCTGAGCTGAAACACTCGCGGTATCCCGTTCCAGTCTTGTTGTCGAGTTGTCTGAAGTAAGGCATGTAGATCTCTTGGTCGTAGCCACTTGCCTTCCACGCGGTAAACCAGTCCGAGTCCTCCTCCAATAAGCTCTTTGGCACTGACTCCTCAAGTTGTTTAATTGCAGCCAGCTGGTGGGGCGTACCACGGAAGAACTGAAAAAATGGCAGCAAGGCAAGACCCATGGCTAGC